TGATTAAAAGAAAAGTAATTTTTTTTAAATAATTTTAACGTAAAAAACGTTAAAGAAACGGAGAAAATATGAAAACAATAGAACAAATAAAAACAAGAATAGAAGAATTAGAAAAAGAAATATCTTTCTTAGTATCAGATGCTAAGGAAGATGAAGATAGAAACTATATAACACTTAAAAAGGCTGAACTTAAATCATTGAAATGGGTTTTAGAAAACTAAGGAGGGAGTAAAGATGTTAGAAGCAAAAAACAGAAAACAATTAAAAAAACTTTTAGAGGACAAAACTTTAAGAGTAATTGAAAGAAATATTGGGGACAATGGTACTTACTTTAAGGAAGTATCAGATGATTTTAGAGAGTTTTTAATCTCTCAAATCAAAGGTTTAGATATTACTTACTATGAAAATGGTAAACAACATTTTAAACACGGATATACATATTATTACATTGAAGAAAAGGTAGCTATACCTGTAAAGGGAGAAACTGCAATACCTAAAAATATAACTTGGAATTAAATAAATGGGGGAGTTCAAAAGCTCCTCCAAATGAAAGGGAGAGATAAAATGAAATTAATAGAAGCATTTAATAAATTAGAAAATCAAAAATTTAATTTAAATTACAACATTAATAAACAATACTGGGAGCTAGTTATTTTTACAAATGAAATGGATATAGCAGAAGAATATGAAAACAATCATTTAAAATACTTGCTTCAAGATTATTTAAAAGAAAAAGTTGAATTCAATTCAAATAATGAGCCTTATTATTTTGAAGATTATAGAAACATTTATATAAATTATGGAAATACAGAAGATGAAGAAAATATATTTGAATTAGAATTAGAATCATATTTCACTAATTCAAATACAAAATTAAAAGATTTAAGAGATTTAGCAAACAGATTAGAGAATTTAAATAATGAATTTATCAATTTAGAAATAAGAGCAACAGAAACATTAAAAGAAAGATATATATAAGGGAGTGTAAAAGCTCCCTCTAAGGAGGAGAAAATGAAAGATTTATATTTTATATCAGAAGAAGCAAAAATAATATTTGGACTTGTGGAATTAGTAGGAAAAGCACAAATGGACTTTTTAGGGATAGCAAAAATACATTATTTTAGTAAAGAAAGAGCTAAAAGCTGGTATCAAGAAATAAAAGGAATAATTGAAAATTCTAAACATCCAAATGTAAAAATAGCTATGGAAAATCTAAATAAAATTTATAAAGGAATGAGAGGGAAAAGATGAGTTATATAGAAAAAGAAATTGGAGAAAGATTAATAGAAACAATGTATAAATCAGTAAAAACTTCTATTAAAAATACTGATAAATTGATAGAAGAAAATGAAGTTGCAGGATATAACACTTCTTTTTTAAGAGGTGTAAAACACGGGGAAATTAATTTGTTGAAAGACTTTATAAGAGAAGTAAGAGAATTGGAGGGGGAATAAAAATGCTACACTGGAAAACATTTATAAAACATTGGAGAGATAAAGAGTTACAAGGACTAACAATAGTTGAAGCAGTTGAAAAGATTTTAGAAATGGAGGGAGAAGATGAAGATAAAAGAAAATAAAAAAATTGCAAAAGCAACATTTATAGATGTAATTAAGTTTAAAGTTATTTGGATAGTTAAAGTTGTTTGGAAATGTGTTAATTATCCCTTTGATTTATTTGATAGATACATATAGGAGGAATAAATGAAAACTATAAATATAAAAGGTAAAAACTATGTTCCAGTTGTTGAGAGATTAAAAGAATTTAGAAGCTCTGAAAATTTTAAAAATTGGAGTTTAGAAACTGAATGGCTTTCAATAACTCAAGAAGTAGCAACTTGCAGGGTAATTATAAGAGATGAAAATGGAATTTTAAAATCTACTGGAACTGCTATGGAGTTAAGAGATGAAAAAAGCTCACTTGTAAACAAAACATCGCATGTAGAAAATGCAGAAACTTCAGCAGTAGGTAGAGCATTAGGAAACTTGGGAATTGGACTTGATGGAGATGAAGTTGCTTCTTATGAAGAAGTATCAAGAGCTAAAAAGCAGCAATTAATAAGCTCTATTAATTCAATGGTTGATGAAAGAAATAGAGATGAATACGAAAAAGAATATAAACTATCTGAAATAGGAATGATGAGTATTGAAGATTTAGAAGTTCTTGAAAATCAATTAAAAATTAATCAAAAATCTTTACTATGTGAAGCTATAAGCAATATAGCAACGAGTGAAGATATGGAAGGAATTTTGAAAAAATACAAAACTAAAAATCTTGGAAGTTTAGATTTGAGAGATTTGCAAGCAACGCATGATATTTTAGTAAAATTCAATCAAAAATGCACTCAAAAAGAATTATCAGATTTAGAAATACTTTGTAAATTCGTTGATATAGACATGGCGAATTATATAAAAGAACATTATAAAAAAGATGTTAAGGAATTAACTAAAAGAGAATATTCACAGATGAAAAAGAAATTAAATAGTTAGGAGGAGAAAATGAGGAAAATAATTCAATTAAATGTAACTTTACCATACTATGAATTAATGTTTTCTATTGAAAAAGGAACAAGTCAAATGGATTCTATGAACATAAAATATGGAGAAAAAGTAAAAGAAATCAAAGAAAATATAAATATTGATGGGGGTTATGATTATACTGTTGTAATGGAAAATGGTAAAAATATAGTATTTAAAGATTCACAACCTGGACTGATACTTATTTATGAAAAATAAAATTAAGGAGTATTGAGATGGAGAAATTAGGATATAGCAGGGAAACTCAAAAATTAATATATGCAATTATGAATGATATTTCTAATTTCTTCACAGGACAAGATGCAGGGAGAGTAGCATATAACATAGATTTAGAACAAACTAAAAAGCAATTAAAAGAAAGGTTTTTAGAAGTCTATGATATGCAACCTTTAAAATCTCCCCTTGCATTCTTTTCTAAGTATCTTGAAAAGAACAAGGACAAAACTGTTGGAGAAATAGAGAAGGAGTTAAAAGAAACATTTATAAAAGCTTTACAAAGTACCCTAATAGAAAATAAAACTTTTAGCTTGGCTCTGAATACACTAACACAGAATCAAGCTAATGACTTTATTAAATGGTTGCTAGAAACTTGTATATATTATGATGTTCCATTGAAAAAAGATATTGAAAACTTAGCAGACCAATATGATAAAGCTTATCATTATGTATGTCTTAAAAATAGATTTTGTTGTATCTGTGGAGAATATGGATATCTCCATCATTATGATAATGTATCAAGAATTGGCGGTTATAAGAATGATGATGGTAGGGAATTAAGAGTAATGTGCTTATGTGGAAAACATCATACTGAAGTACATGCTATTGGTACTCCTGATTTTAGTAGTAAGTATCATGTTGTAGGGATTTATTTGGATGATAGACAAATAAGAGAATTAAAGAAAGTGTGTAAAGGACACTTTCAAGCATTTAAGGAGAAGTAAATGTTAAATATAAAAGTTAATAAATATGGAGTTTTTTTTGAATTAAATGGAGAAATAGTAAAGCTAGACGATAAAACCGTTGATGATTTAGCTAAAAAAATCGTTAGTTATATTTGTTATAGAGATAAAAAAGAAATTATGATTTTTACAGATAAAGAAAAAACAGGTTTGTAAACTAAGAAATAACGACTATTTCTATTTTGGAAACAGTCGGAAAATACAGGTGTTGAACATATTGCTGACATCGGGAAGATGTTAAGATTAGGAAAAATAGGAGGAATTATGGATACAAGAGATGTAAAAGTCGCAGTAAAAGCATTAAAAGACGGTAAGAGAGTTGGCAAAAATGGAATACCACATCTGTACTGTGTTTTAGGAGATGATGGAAGCATTTACTTATATAAGAAAGAAAGAAAAAATAAATGGAGCAAAAAAAGGCTATTCAATTCTTTAAAAGATTATGAATTAGCTTATAAAGAAGGGCATTTATTTAATATTTGGGAGGAGGAAAAATGATAAAAGCTAAACCTCGTAAAAAGAATGAGGTAAAAATTAATGAGAAGCAAGAGATTAAGATTACAAGACAACCTAATCAAGAGCAATTAGATCAGTCTAAACTTGCTTTTACACTTCTTAATATAACTCTTATATGTCAAAATCATAAGGATATTTGGGACAATGAAGTCAAAAATAATGATGGATATATAAGATTTGATAAATTGATGATGATTAGCAAAGTAAAGGCAATGGCAGATAAAATATTTAATGCTAATTTTCAAGCAGATGAAGAAGAAGAAAATGTAAAAGATAACTTCTTCTATAATGACATTTTAGTAAAGCAAGTTAATAAAAGTATCACAGGAGTTGGAAGAAAACCGATTACAACGATTGATGATAAGATACAAAGGTTGCCTAATGGCTTTATTGGTACTCTCAGTTCTTGGGCTAGAATGGTAAAGGACTTAGTTAGTTTGAAAAGTACAGTTAAGAATTTAGGAATAGAAAAGGAAATTAAAAAATTAATTGACACATCTGATAAGTATTTTGCTTGGGTATATGAGGATATAACTTTTAATGATGTTTTATAGGAGGAAACAATGAAAAAAGAAAAAGTATTAGAGATAGAATATCAAGAAGTTTTTGATAAGGTAGCAGTAAGAATTAAATATTTAAATGATGATTTTTTTGGAGATGGTTTATTAAAAGAAGATGTTGAAAAATATAATTGTCAGTTTTTAGAAAGTCCAACAGATTTAGAACAACGCATAATATGGATATATGATGATATTTGTCTTTCAGATAATGATATTAATTGTTACTGTGAAGAAAAAATAAAACAAATAAAAGAATTTGTTGATTTTGTAAATGAAAAATATGGAATACATAAGAGATGGAGAGGTAAAAGAAGTGATAAATATTTCACTATATTTGGAGATAGTGAAATTTCAGAAACTACAGATAACTATTTCCCAGAAGATCAAAGGAGATATGAGTTGGGAAATTACTTTAAAACTTTAGAAGAAGCAGAAAAAGTAAAAGAAGGACTAGACAAGTTTTGGGCTAAGGTAAGAGCAGGAGAGATTGGAGGAGATGAATAATGAGTAAATATAAAATTGGGTTTTTAGTAAATAGTAATGCTAATGCTTTTTGTAAAAATGCAGAAGTTATAGATTTAGTTGATGATTATGGTTATTCAGAAGAAGAAGCAAAAGAAATTATAGAAAATGAAAATAAACTAGACGATTTATTTAAAGAATGGTTGTGGGAAACTATTGAAACCGGTTATAAAGTTTTAAAAACAGATGAAGAAATAGAAAAATGGAAAGGTTTGAATGATTAAAAAAGTAGGTTGAAAATGTGGAAGTGTAAAAAATGTGGTTGTGAAGAATTTGTAAGAACAGAGTATTTAGAAGTTTCTGTTTTTTATAAAAATGAAAATGGAAATTTAATTCAAACAAGTCAAGAGATTGGTACTTACTATTATGCTCCAAAAAAAAGTAAACTTAGATGTGTAAAATGTGGAAGTGTAAAAATGCAGAGATAAAAAAGAACTTAAAAGAGTAACTGATTGGGAGGAAGAAGATGAGAGAGATTAAATTTAGATGCTGGGATAGATTTAAGCAAAGATGGAGCAATTATAAAATAAATGATGGAACAGTATATTTTATGGATAAGAACACTGGTGTTTGGTATGGAAGTTATAACAAAAGATATAAAGATTTTAATTTAATGCAATATACAGAATTAAAAGACATGAGGGGAAAAGAAATTTATGAGGGAGATATTTTATCAAATGGAAACGATGAGAAACCTTATAAAGTTGTTTTTGAAAATGGAAGTTTTAGAGCAGAATTTAAGGGAGATTTTGAAGAGTATTCTTTTGATTTGATTGATGTTGTTGCACAAGGTTGTGAAGTTGTAGGGAATATTTATGAAAACCCTGAATTGATAAATGAATATAACAACTAAAATTTATGGCCAGCCTTGGTATTAAAAGAAAAATAAGGAAGTGAGATAATGAAATACTTAAAAATAAAAACAACAGATAAAAGAATAATTATAATAGATTTGGAGAAAGTTGTAAGTTATATGATTGGAGATGATTTTGTAAATGTAAATTATTATGGTGATGATTTTTTTCATTTTACAAGAGAAGTTGATAAGTTTGGGATACAAGTAGAAAATTTTGAAATATTGAGAGTTTTTATACAAAATTTAGCATTAGGAGAAGAAATATAATTAAAAAATATATGAGGAAGTGAGATAATGGAATTTAAAAGACCTGAAACTTTTGAGGATATATTAAATCTTCAAAAGCATTTAGATAAAAACTTGAATAATGTTAGACCTAGATGCTTGAGAGATATAAAAATGTCTCTTATAGCTGAATGTGTCGAGTTCAATGAAGAAACAAAAGAAAGCCACAAGACTTGGAAAACTAAGGAATATAACAAATCTATGGAGCTGGAAGAACTTACAGATATTTATTTCTTCTATGCTCAAATGATTAATTTTAATGATGATACAGTTAATAATTATGGAAGAATAAAGCATTTAATAGCAGTAGATTTTAATAATTGGCAAATTAAAAGTTATGGCTCACAGGTGCTACCTACATTAAATTTAATATCTAATATTGTCAACGACAGTGTTTTATATGCTATTGATAACTTAATGGAGATGGCACAAAAGTTAGGCTACACAAAAGATGATATATTAAATTGCTACTGGGAAAAGTGGCAAAAGAATATGCAAAGAATTGGGAAGGAGTGGAATTAATGACAGGACAAGATTTTTTAGCTTTATCAAATACTGTTGAAGAAATAAAAAGTTGGATAGAACCATACAGTATTGAATTAGAAATAAATGAAGATGTAGAAATACAATCTTCTAATAAAGAAGAAAGTTATTTAAAAATTGAAATAGATGGCTATAAATTAGAATTAATGGTAAAAGATAGTTATGTTTATATAAATCATTCAGATACTTCTTGTTTTGAACTTTTATCAGAAGCAGAATTTTGGAAGCAAATGTATTTTGCTAGTAATAGCTAGGAGAAAGAAAATAGATAACTTAATATATAATGCTGCTGATGTTGCTAGAATGTTAAATTGTTCTCCAGCAACTGCATAAAAATTGAAATTTAAAGTATGAGGTGGTAAAATGGAAATACCAAAAGACAAAATATTAATAAACCCACAAGAAGTTATGGCATTAACTGGGCTAGAATATGATTGTGCTTGTAAGATTATAAGAGAACTTAACGAAGAATTAAAAGCAAAAGGATATAGGACCATAAGAGGAAAAATCTTAAAAGACTATTTATTTGAAAGGCTTGGTGGTAATTATGCCAGCATATAAAGATGATAAAACAGGGAAGTGGGAAGCCCTGTTTTATTATACAGATTATAAAAATGAAAGGAGGAAGAAACACAGGAGAGGCTTTAACACTAAAAGAGAAGCTCTTGAATTTGAAAGAGAATTTTTAGCACAGAGCCAATTTTCTATTGAGATGACCTTTAAATCCTTATATTCGCTTTATCATAATGATATGGAGAGTAGAATTAAAAAAACAACTATGGAAACAAAAGAATATATAGTTAATACTAAAATTCTGCCATTCTTTGAAAAAATAAAAGTTAAGGATATAAAGCCAATTCATATTAGAAAATGGCAAACAGATTTACTTAAAATGGAATATTCAAAAACATATTTAAAAACTATCTATAATCAGTTAACAGCTATATTTAACTATGCTATAAGATTTCATAATCTTGATAAAAACCCTTGTCATATTGCTGGAAGCATAGGAAAAAAAGACGCTGATGAAATGCAAATATTGTCTTTACAAGAATTTAATAAAATGATAGACTGTGTTACAGATAAAGAAAATAAGTTTTTTTATATCATTTTATTTTGGACAGGAATGAGAAAAGGAGAACTTTTAGCACTAACTTATGAAGATGTAGACTTTGAAAATAAAACAATTATGATAAATAAAAATTTTCAAATTGTAAAAAGAGAAAAGTTAATAACAGACCCAAAAACTCCAAGAGGTAGAAGAGTCATCGCAGTAAATGACATTGTATTAAATTGTATTAAGGAGTTATGGAGTACATCTTATAAACCTAATAAAGCTGACAAGATATTTTATTTGTCTAAAGATTCTTTAAAAAGACAATTAGATACTGCTTGCAAAAAGGCAGGAGTTCCAAGAATAAGAGTCCACGATTTAAGACACAGCCACGCAAGTTATTTATTATCTAATGGAGTAAACATTGTTATTCTTAGCAGAAGATTAGGACATGAAAAAGTACAAACTACTTTAAATATTTACTGTCATATTTGTCCTAGTTCAGAAGATAGATTAAATGATGTGTTGAATGGTTAAACTGGTTCTAATTTGGTTCTAAAAAATTTTAAAGACAAAATTTTTAAGTAGATTTTATAAACTGTATAAAGTAAAAACAAAAGAAAACAAGGTGTTAAAAGTTCTATAAAATAGAGTGGGAATAAGAATAGTAAATATGTTCAAGTAAATTAACAAATATATTTCTAAAAATAAACTTTTAAAAATACATTATTTTAGTGATTTATAAAGATAAGAACTTTTAAGGAGTTACTTTGATACTAAAAAGTTGAAAAATAGCTTTGAAAGGAAGTTATTCAATTTTAAACTTGTTTAAAAGACTCTGGATTTGAATCACTATAAAAGAGTTGTAAGCGCATATTATAATTAAATTGTTTAAAAAAGTTGAATAGGGGAATATAAAATGGAAAATATAAAATTTGAAACAATGCTTGTAGAAGCTACAAAGTTCCCAATGGTTAAAATTGACCGAGAATTATTTCTTAGGAAGGAACTACAAGATAGATATACCAAAGAGATTGTAGAGAAAGCAATTCAATATAATCCAGCATATGCTGGAATATGTGTAGAAGATATCAATAAAATTGCTAAAAGTTGTATAGCAGCGGAAACAATAAAGGTAACTACTATATCAGCTGCTGCTGGGTTACCTGGTGGTTTAGCCATTATAGGTACTATCCCGGCCGACTTAGCTCAATATTTTGGACATATTCTTCGTATACTTCAAAAATTGATATACCTTTATGGTTGGTCTGATTTAGGACTTGATTCTAAAGAATTGAATGATGAAACAATGAATTTGCTTACTTTATTTGTTGGTGTGATGTTTGGTGTAAATGGAGTAGTAGGTACTATAAATAAATTAACAGTTCAAGTTGCTAAACAAATTGTAAAAAAACTCCCACAAAAAGCATTGACAAAAGGTGTGATATATCCCATAGTAAAAAAGATAGCTACATTATTAGGAGTTAAAATGACAAAGCAAATCTTTGTAAGAGGAGTTGCAAAAGTTATTCCTGTTTTAGGTGCTGTAATATCTGGTGGGGTGACCTTTATTAGTTTTAAGCCTATGTCAGAAAAACTTAGGGAGTATTTAGAAACAACTGAATTAGCAAGTGTTGAATATTATAAAAAGATGCATCTTGAAACTATTATTGTGGAAGAAACAATTAATATTTAGTTTTTACCAAATTAACAAGTGTTGAATATACTATAAAAAGATTATTTTGAAGTTATCATTGATGTATAAAAATTTTAGATATTATAATGATTAAAGAGTATATTATTCATATAGAAACATATGACTACTTCAAAAAACTTTCAATTATCTTCTTTTTATATAATTTACATAAAAAATGAAGCTATTTTAAATCAAATAATTGAGTACTAAAAAAGACACTAAAAAATATTTTTGGATTTTAGTGTCTTTCTTTAGTTGTATAATAAGTAGTATTGATAGAAAAAATTTTTATTAATACTATTTGATAAATAAGCAATTTTTAAATTTCTATTACTTCTTCAAAAATATCATTAATTATATCTGGCATTTCTACTTTTTTCCCTTTACAAACAAAACACAATAAATACCTAGCACGACTAGCTCCAACAAATATATTTCTATTTCTTTGTTTGTTTTGAATTCCTTTTTTTTGTTTATTAGTTAATTTTGATGATAATAGTTCAAATAAATAATCACTAATATCATATTTATACCAAAAAGTATCTAAATAAAGAGTTGCTAAATGAGTTTCTCCTTTTACTCCATGAACAGTGTTAATTTCTAATTTGATATTATCTTTAATATAAGTATCCATTTCATTATTATCATTATTTTTATTTTCAACTTCTTTTATTTTAAAAATCTCATTGAATTTTTCTTTTTTTAAACTTTCTTTCAATGTACTTTCTAAAAAACAAAATAAATTATCTATAAATCTCTCTTCATCTTTTTCTAATAGTAAACAATTATAGATAATTCTATTAAACTCTATTCTATTTTCTTCTATTTTTATAAGTTCATCAAATTTTTCTTTTAATTCT